GTCGCCCGACAGCAGGCGCACGCGCAGGCTGTCCGCCCGCAGCGCCGCGACCGCCAGCCGCGCATCCTCGCGCAGATCCTCGCGCAGATTGGGGCATGACCATGGGCTACGCCGTTTACGAAGATCGGGCAGCGCGTGATCTTGGGGTTGAACGTTGGGCAGGGTACGGTGTGCCCGCTGTTTGCGATGTCGCTGGGTGCGAGGTCAAGATCGACCGAGGTATGGGGTATCGATGTGAGGAGTACACGACTTACACCTACTACGACGCTGAAGGCAACCCGTGCAACGACGCTGACGACTGGGCGGAGGAATGCGAAGCGCAGGAGCAGGGCTGCGGCCTGCACTTCTGCGAACATCACCTCGAGCACGGCTCAGGTCACCGCGAAGATGTCGTGCCGAAGCCGGACACGCAGGAGTGGGTGCGATTCATCCTCTCGGACGAATCGTGGGCGGATTGGCGAGATGAGAACCCATATCGCGTCGCCGCATATGAAGCTGCACTACCGGAAGAGGGGGTGAGAACGCATGAACATTCGTGAGATTCGAGAGAAGATCCGGCAGGTCGATAGCGAGCGCGCAAGAGTTAGAGCGCTTGAGAGTCTTGCCGACATCGTGATGCAGTTCACCGAAGAGCGGACCGTGACATTGAGTCCGGCTGGTCGCATTATGGCGTGGCTTCGCAAAGACGATCGCCTTACTGGCGAGAAACCTGCACGCGACATCACTCTTACTAGAGAGGAGCGGAACGAGCTGATTGATTGGCTTAGGCTGTCGGCCTGGCAGCGCAAGAAGCGCGCTGACGCGATGGAGGCCGAGATCGTTGCGAGCCGGGGTGAGAGCGATGGCGAGTGAGTTGGGCCCCCGGGCGCGCGAGGCCCGGGACGAGATCGGGTGGACTGACTCGAACGATGCGATGCAGGTGACGTTCGCGATGTTGCAGCTCGCTCGAGTTGTCGTGGACATGGCCGAGCAGATCGATCGACTCACGGTGTTGGTTGAATCAGGAGGTGACAAGAATGGAGCAGCTGACTCGAGCTGACTGGTTGGTCGAGCGGCTTGCTCAGGTGCCACCACTCGTGGTGCAGTTGCGATCCCAGGCCGTGCCCTCACTGCAGGCGAAGCAGGACGGCCGTGTCTCGGGCTCCCGTGACGTCGCCGCCCCGCCGCTGCAACTGACGCCGCTCGATGAGGCAGACGCTTTGTGGGCTCGGGTGTGCTCGCTTGCTGTGATGCTGGCGACGAGACTCGACGCGACCCCGCCTGCAGCGCTCGACCGCCAGCGCCTGAATCGCCTCGACGGTGTGGTGCGAGTGCAGGGGTTCGCGTCGTCGCATGCTGGTGTGGTCTGGCGTGATGCGTTCGAGGTGACGCAGTGGTTGATCCGTAGGTCATGGCGTTTGGCGATGGGCGCCGAGTATGGGGAGTCTGTGGACAAGCTCGCTGCCGAGGTCGATCGCCTTGCGAAGCAGGTGGGTGCGTTCACGGGTTATCGGCATAAGACCTATCGCCCGGACCCGTGCTGGGTGTGCGGACAGTACGCGTTGCTGCCTCGCTGGGGCGACGGCGAGCTGCTCGGTATCGACTGTGAGCATTGCGGTGCGAGCAGAGAGGTCAAGCGCGGGTGAGCAGCGCTGACCGTATCGAGCGTGATGGAGCGACCTGGTACACCTACCGAGGCGCAGCTCGCCGCGTTGGCCGTCATGTGCAGCGAATCAAAGAGTGGCGAGCACAGGGTATGCCGATGGCGTTCGATAACGAGGGTCGTCGGATAGTCGAGGAGAGCGTGTTGCTTGCCGAGTACCGCAGAAGGCTGGGGCGTTGGCCGATCCATCAACAGCGAATGAATCAGATCACACGAAACACACAGGGCGAGAACATTAGGCCGTCTCCATCAGTACCCCCTACTGTGTGAAGTGCAGGATCAGGCCAGCGGACATTACGTCCGGTGGCCTTTCTGCTTTTCTCCTTGGTTCGGGGCGCGGGGCGCGTGCGCATGCGCGCGTCTCGCGGAACCGAGAAGGAGTAGTGACGATGAGGGTCTGCTCGGTAGCAGGGTGCCCGGAGATCTACCCGGTGGCAGAGGGCAGCAAGTGCCATTCACACCGGCGCCAGGCAGATAGGGCGAGGGGCACGTCGGCCGAGCGCGGCTACGGCGGCCGAGGTCACCGATCCTTCCGCACCTCAGTGCTTGAGCGGGACTCGATCTGCGTGCTCTGCGAGATCGAGCAAGCGACCGAAGCTGACCATCATCCCTACTCACGCAAAGAGCTTGAGGATCTCGGGCTCAATCCGAATGATACTCGCTTCGGTCGTGGTTTGTGCTCGCCTTGCCACAAGATCGAGACCGCAAAGGCTCAGCCTGGAGGCTGGAACGCCAGCAGCTGAGAGGCCCCGGCAGGCACTTGCCGAGGCGACTCATCACCCCAGGGGGGAGACCCCCGAAACCTACGCCCGGAGTACCGCCGGGGAGGTGGAAAAAAAGTCTGTCAGGTTCAAAACTTTCTGGGTCTGACGCAAGGTCCGACCTGGGTTCACCTCCCGCGCAACGCGGGATCGGAGGGCAGAAGACATGACCAGTGGAGGCGCACGCTACCGTTCAGGTCCGGCGAAAGATCCCAACGCTCTTCGCCGCGATCGCAAAGACGATGCGGCATGGACTGAGCTCCCCTCGACCGGCCGACAAGGCCGCGCACCGGCCTGGCCGTTGCAGGGAAAGATGCTCGCTGGCGAGCTTGGCCTGTGGCGCACACTCTGGCGTCGACCGCAAGCGATCATGTGGGAAGAACTGCACCTCGAACTGCAAGTTGCCTCCTACGTGCGCGCATACCTCGAGTCGGTGCGCCCAAATACTTCCGCAGCAAGCAAGAACGCGGTGCTGCGGATGCAGGAAGATCTCGGACTTTCGATCAGTGGCCTCGCAAGGCACGGCTGGAAGATCTCTCGCGACGAGCTCGGCGCTCGCCGCAGCGAACAACAGTCGTTTCGTACCGCTGGCACCGACGTTCGAACTCGACTGCGTGCGGTGAACAATGAATGAGCCAGCGCACCCAATGATGGTGGCGCCGGCGTGGATCGAAGCTCACTGCGTGATCCCCGACATGACGCACCAGGGCGATCCATTCCTACTTGGCTCTGAGCAGCTCCTATTCGTCGCCAACCATTACGACGTCAAACCGAAAGCTCGGTTCGATCCGCTGGCAGAGTTCGATCTTTCCCGGAGACAGAACCCACGTGCTTCGGCATTCGTTTACCGTCGTTCGCAGCTGGTGCGCTCCCAGAAGTGGGGCAAATCGCCTCTAATTGGTGGCATGACCTGCCTCGAGGGCGTCGGCCCAGCACTCTTCGGGGGCTGGGCTGAAGGCGGCGAAGCGTACGACTGCATCGAGCACGGCTGCGGTTGCGGCTGGGGCTACGAGTACGAGACCGGCGAGCCGATGGGTCGGCCATGGCCCACTGCTCTTATTCAGATCACCGCGACAACCGAAGACCAGGCCGACAACACCTACGACGCGCTGCGGCCGATGATTGAGCTCGGCCCGCTCGCGGCGCTGATCCCGAAGACGGGTGAAGAGTTTCTGCGGCTCCCGAACGGCGGCCGTGTCGACAAGGTGACATCGAAGGCGAACTCTCGTCTCGGTCAGCGTGTGACGTTCGTGCCGCAGGATGAGACTGGTTTGTGGACTGCATCGAATGGTGGGCACAACCTAGCCAAGAAGCAGCGCCAGGGCCTCGCGGGTATGGGCGGCCGTGCGATGGAAACCACGAATGCGTGGTCACCAGCGGATGACTCAGTCGCGCAGCGCACCTACGAGTCGCCCGCAAAAGATATCAATCGTGATTTTCGGCAGCCACCTTCGAATCTCGACTTCTCAAGCAAGCGCGATCGTCGCAAGATCTTCATCTTCAACTACAAGGGCGCGCCTTGGGTCGATGTTAACGACATCGAGGGCCAGGCGGCCGAGATGATGGAGAAGGACCCGGCCGACGCTGAGCGCTTCTTTGGGAACCGAATCGTTGCCGGTGACGGTGCGTGGCTGAAAGACCTAGCCAAGTGGGATGCAAAAGCTCTCGACGGGTTAGACGATCGACCGGCCCCGATCAAAGTAGCTCCACGAACAAAGCTCTGTCTCGGAATGGACGGGTCAGACAACGAGGACTTCACCGGTATACGTGCCGAAACCCTCGATCAGCACCAGTTCACGCCCACGTACCTCGATGGTCGAAAGACTTTGTGGCGCCCGTCTGAGTGGAACGGCCGTATCCCTCGTGCTGAAGTGCGATCAGCGTTTCAGTCGATCGCTACCGAGTTCCAAGTCATACGAGCGTATTGCGACCCGCAATTCTGGGAAACCGAGATTGACGAGCTCGCGGCAGAGTTCGGCATCAAGATCTTCGTTAAGTGGCCGACCAACCGGCCGCTGCCGATGTTCAACGCGCTCGAGCGGTATCGCACCGACGTGTACAACCCTGATTCACGCCTCACGCATGACGGTGATCCTGAGGTGCGGCAGCATCACCAGAACGCGGTCATGCGAATGCGTGCCGTGACAAAGAATGCCGAAGGGCAGCCTGAGATCGACTACACGATGAGCTCGGTGCTCGCCCATGAGGCAACTCTCGATGCGCTCGCCGCCGGTGAACAGGCCCAGGAAGACCCGCTCTACATCTACTACTGAGCCAAAGGGGGTGTCGTGGACGCTCTTGAAGCTTTGACCACCGTGAACCGTCTCTATGCGCGGGTGCTCGGCAGACGACCAGATATTGAGAAGAACTCGGAGTACTACCGTGGCGAGCAGCCACTGAACTATGCCACTGCGGAGTGGAAGAAAGCCAACGCCGAGCAGTACATTGGGTTCTCTGACAACTGGGTGGCCCCGGTCGCGAATGCTGAGCTCGAACGTATCGAGCACATCGGAGTCAAGCTCGATGAGGAACAGTACGGCAAGGCCGCGCAGGAGCTATGGCAACAGTGGCAACTGAATGAGATGCAGATGCAGTCTTCTCAGGGGTTCCTGGCGTCGCTCAATCATTCCACCTCTTTCGTGCTGGTCTGGCCGAGTTCTGATCATGAGGGTGAAGCAGAGATCACCTGGGAGAGTGCGCGGCAGGTTGAAGTCGAATATGACTGGTTCAATCCACGCCGCCGCCGAGCAGCAATCAAGACTTGGCAAGACGAGAAGTGGGAATACGCCAACCTCTACACAGCTGAGGAGCTGTGGAAGTGGCAGCGGCCTCGCCTCGCATCGAAGACTGATCGGGCGTCACAAGCAGAGCAGGGCAAGCCGGAAGGCGCATCTGATGGTGGCTGGGTACCTCGCGAAGTACCGCGGGAAACCTGGCCACTTCGCAACCCAATGGGTGAAGTGCCGATCGTGCCGATACCGAATCGACCGCTTCTTGGCGAAGACCCCATCTCGGAGATCCGGGGCGCGATGGCGATGCAGGATGCGATCAACCTGTTGTGGGCCTACCTCTTTCTCGGCGCCGACTATGCGTCGATGGAAGCACGGGTGGTGCTCGGCTCAGGCCCGCCGGTCGTACCGATCCTCGATGAGGAAGGCAAGATCGTTGGCCAGCAGAAGATCGACATGCAGGAGCTGCGCGAGAAGCGCATTGCCTACATACCGAACGCCGACGCAAAGATCGATTCGTGGCCTGCAGCGCAGCTCACTCCGTTCACGGAAGTGATCGAGATGGCGATCGGCCATATCTGCGCGCAGTCACGCACACCGCCCTCGTACCTGCTCACTCGCCGCGGCATGTCGAACGTCAACGGTGAGGGCCTGAAAGCCAGCGAGATCGGACTCGTCAAGAAGACGCTCGAGTTCGAGAAAGTGGCAACCCCGCACCTCCGCGAGATCCACCGTCTAGTTGCACTCGCGAAGGGCGACAAGAAGCTCGCGCAAGCTGCACGTCTTGCGACGATGCGCTGGGCGAACCCCGAGATCCGGTCCGAAGCGCAGCTCGCCGACATGTTGCTCAAGAAGAAGTCGATCGGTTACCCCGTCGAATATCTGATGGAGCTGGACGGCATGGATCCCATCACGATCAACCGCGTGCTCGCCATGATCGAACAGGAGCGTCGAGATCTGCAGCTGGAAGCTGCGATGAGGGGGCTCGATGATGCTGAGAGCAGCGCAAACGCAACTCAGGACTCAGCAGAGGATCTCGGCGACGACAACGGCGGCGACATTAAGTCTCTGGCGCTCGCTCGGCCCTGATTTCTCCGCTGAGTGGGATGGACGAGTTCGCTCGCAGATCACCGAGGTGGTCAGTCGTGGGCGGCGGGCCTCAATCGCGCAGGCACTCACCTACACCGATGCGGTGCTCGAGGAGACAGGGCAGGTTGCCCCGCCGGTCGGGCAGCTGAGCCCGGCCGCATTCCTCAGCGCAGCACCAGATGGTCGAGACATGGGGTCGCTGCTAGATCAAGCCGTGATACAAGCGAAAGCCGCAGTCAGAACCGAGTCGGCCCGCATTGATGAGGCGGGCTTCGTGCTCACCTCGAGCGCGCGATCGCAGGCTGGCCTGCAAACTGCTCTCGCCGCCGGTGAGCAGTTCCTGTCGATGGCGCTGCTCACCGTGATGGCGGATACTCGCCGCGAGGTCTACGCGGCCGACCTCGTGCGTCGACCACTGCTCACCGGGTATGTGCGCATGCTGAACACTCCGAGCTGCTCTCGGTGCGTACTTCTCGCGGGGAAGTGGTTTCGTTGGAACGAGGGGTTCGACAGGCACCCGCGCTGCGACTGCCAGCACATTCCGGGCCGGGAGGACGTGGCCGGGGATCTCCGCACCGATCCATACGAGTACTTCAATTCGCTCTCGCGAGCAGACCAGAACCGCTACTTCGGCAAAGCCGATGCGCAAGCGATTCGCGATGGCGGCGACATCTACCGCGTCGTCAATATCCGGTCACGAGGGCTCGCAACTGCTCGAGCTGGCCGCAAGTATGGCACCCCAACGCGAATCACCATCGACGACATCTACGCTGCCGCAGGCAACGATCGCGATCGCGCGATCGAGCTCATGCGACAGGAAGGGTTCATCACGGGTCCGCAGCGGCGCGGCGGCAACATCATTGGCCGTTTCCACGAGTCGTACTCGAAGCCAATTAGCCGGCCGATCACACCTGGCTCGAAGCGCGATCGCGTGCTGCGTGCTCGCGAGACTGGCGTGCGAGATCCGCTCGACCGGGCGACGATGACTGCGGCGGAACGACGCCTGCATGATGCGGTCTTTCGACGAGAGTATGCGCGCAAGTACGGTTACTTGCCGCGAACCGTGGGCCAGAACTCGGCTGACCTCTATTCCGGGCTTGTCGGATTGCCAGCAACGCGGGAGCGAGTCGAACTGCTCGATGCCGAGATCTCTCGCTATCTCTCAAGGATCACACCGGCCCAGCAGTCGCTAACTCGGCTGGTCGACGCGCTCGGGCTTCGTGCAGATGAGTTCACGACGCAGCAGATCTTTCGTGAGCTGCTTGAGCCGCGCATCGGGCTGGCAGCACTGCGACCACACATTGTGCTGCAGGCTCGCAAGGGTCGCTCCACGACATCGGCCCAAGGTTGGCGACACCAGCAGGCCTTCGCGGAGCGAAAGCTCGTCGAGAGAACAGCTGCAGGCGGGTTCCCGCCTGGCAAAGGCCCGCCAAAGCTACCACCAGCGTTCCCACCAGATCCTGACCGCTGGCCAGAAGATCTCCCACCGCTCACCCGCGATCGATGGGCGCATATTCTCTACGGCGACACGAACGGTGGCGGGCACATGCACGGCCACGGCTGGCTGCACGGCAAGAGCGAGTTCCCCGAGGGCTGGGATGAGTCCACGATCTTGCAGGCGATGGTAGCTGTATTGCGAGCCGACCCCATTGGGAATCGAGCCGCAGGCGGCGGCACTGAACACGCGGCCCAAGTTCGAGGCGTCAAGGTCAAAGTCCGTGTTGGGGCTCTCGGGAAAGTCGCTACCGCTTTTCCTACTGAAAGGTAGAATTGCGCTATGGAAATGTCCGAGATGTGTGAAGCGATCGAACCGTTGGTTCGACCGCTATTCACGCATGCCGAGGCGGCCGAGTTTGACGAGCTCGTGTGGGCCGGCGAGTTCGAGTTCGCATTCGAAGTGGCCTCTCTTGTGAAGCACGCACACATGACCCCAATGCCAGAGCAGCTGCTCGACGCGGTGCGTGACTACCTCGAGGACGAGTACCGCACTGACGACTGCAAGATCGACCAGTGCTACCCAGAACTCACGTTCGCCCCACCGACGGCTGAGGCTGCAGCAGCCTAGCCAACGGCTCACACTTAGACGAAACCCCGTACCAACTGGTGCGGGGTTTCGTCATTTCATCGTGCCCTCGCGCAACGCAGGGCCTACCCAAAGGAGCAATTCCGCATGTCCACCACCACCGACTCAAAGACCACTGAAGCAGCAACCGCCACGTCTGAGACAGGCGCCGCCGGAACCCAGACAACCGGCGAAGCCACCGCAACGACGACGGGGGTTACCGCTCCCGTCGAGGGCGCTGAGGCTCTCGGGGATGCCGGCAAGAAGGCACTCGATGCGATGAAGGGCGAGCGCAACGCTGCCCGACAGGAAAGCGCCACGGCGCGGCAGGAAGCCGCAGCAGCAAAAGCCGAACTCGAGGCGCTGCGTGCCGAGCAGGAGGGTCGGAAAGCCGAGCACGAGGCCGAACTCGCTGCCCAGAAGGTAAAGGACGAAGCGCTCGCCGCGGCGAATCGTCGAATCGCGCTGGCGGAGTTGAAGGTTGCAGCGAAGGGGCGGCTCGCAGATCCGTCCGACGCTGCGACGTTCATCGACGTGTCGAAGATCGAGGTCACCGAGAACGGTGATGTCGATACCACGGCTATCGAGGCGCTCATTGAGGGCCTCGTGACCGAAAAGCCCTATCTCGCGGTGCAAGGCCGAGAGTTCCAGGGCAGTGGAGACGGCGGGGCCCGAAAGGACCAGATGCCGTCGCAACTCACACACGAAGAGGTGAAGCGCATGGCCGCGGAAGGCCGACACGCAGAGATCGTGAAAGCCCAGTCCGACGGCAGGCTGCAGAACCTCATGAAATCCAATTGATTCCACATATGAAGGAGAGCCACCATGGCTATCGCAAAGTTCGTTCCTGAGGTCTGGGTAGCTGCGCTGCTCGTGGCCTTGGAGAAGGCGCTCGTCTACGCGGGTGCCGATGTCGTGAACCGCGACTACGAGGGCGAGATCTCCGCCTTCGGCGACACGGTGCACATCACCTCGCTCGTCGATCCCACGATCGGGACCTACGCGGCCCACACCGACATCGCGATCGAAGACGTCGACGACATTGAGCAGCTGCTGCTCATCAACCAGGCGAAGTACTTCGCGTTCGAGGTCGACGACATCGAGAAGCGTCAGGCAAAGGGCGACGTGCTTAACGAGCAGGCTCGCCGAGCCGCCTACAAGCTGCGCGACATCGCAGACCAGTACGTGGCAACGCTGATGGCAGCGAACGTGGCGCCCAGCAACCGACTCGCAAAGGTCACCCTCGCAACGCCCACCGCCGCGTACGACAAGCTCGTCGATCTCTCGACCGCGCTCGACGAGGCAGACGTGCCCACCGAAGGTCGCTTCGCTGTGGTCACGCCCAAGTTCCACGGTCTGTTGCAGAAGGATGAGCGATTCATCGCGGCAGGTGACCAGGCGGGTGTGGCTGCGCGTGAGAACGGCCACATCGGTCGCGCTGCTGGCCTTGGCATCAAGCTCTCGAACAACGCACCGTCGGGTGCAGGTGGCGACGGTGGCAAGCACATCATCGCGGGCTCGAAGATCGCTACGACCTTCGCCGAGCAGATCGCGAAGGTCGAGGCGTTCAAGATGGAGAAGCGCTTCAACGAGGCACTCAAGGGTCTCCACCTGTACGGGTCGAAGGTCGTGCGCCCGACGGCGCTCGCCGCTGTGGAGGTGGTGATCTGATGGCTCCCATCTTGAAAGGCCCGAACGACGTGCTTCTCGAAGTTTCTGAGCACATCGCAGAAGCGATGCTCATGAACAAGGGTGAGTACGAACTTGTTGAAGACGCGCCGAAGCCGAAGCGTGCGTCGAGCTCGCCGCGGAAAACGACAGCTAAGTCGAAGCAGCCCGCTCCTCCCAAGACGCCGCAGCAGCCCAAGCAGCTGCCTGAGGGCGACAAAGGTGCACCGCCCGCAGACCCGCTCGCTGGCAGCTCTGCAGCCGATGGCGCCGCGGATGGTTCCGAAGTGGGCGGCGACAAGGCCGCTGGATCTGACGAGTAGGTCGGGCCTTCTATGACTGGGTTCGCAACCTACACGGATCTCGGCACTCGACTGAAGCGCGTGTTCATCGGTGACGAGCAGGCGTGGATTGACGAGCTGCTCGAGGATGCTTCGGAGCATCTGCGGACGGTCATCGGACAGGAGGTCTACCCGCAGCGCACGGTCACCTTTGAGGGGTGGCCTGCAGGCGGGCGGGTAGACCTCCCTCAGGCCCCGGTGGTGTCGATCGAGCTCGTTGCTCGAGCTGGCGAACCGATCCCGTATCAGCGGGGCCCGGGCTACGTAGAGGTCGACGGAAAAGACCCCGTCGACATCACCTACTGGTTTGGTACCGCCGCTCCGCCGCGCGAGCTCACTCGGCTTGCCTGCGTGCTCGTGTCGCAGACGCTGTTGCCGCTCGAGCAGGAGCTCGGCCTCACGGCGGGTGGGCTCTCATCGGTGCAGCTCGACGACTTCAAGCTGGCGTTCGCGAATGCCGGTGAGCTTTCGGGAATGGCGCTGACGAAGCACGCGACAGCGTCGATCCAAAAGCAGTTCGGCCGCGAGGGCGTCGCAATCGTCGAGGCGTCATCATGAGCGTGCTCGGTGGCGTACTCGGTGCGGGGCGGCGACAGGCGCAGGCACGAATGACCGAACGGGTGCTCGTTGGGCACTGGGTTGAGGGCACAGACCCGTCGACCGGTGACGCAGTGCGCGTGCTCGGCGCCGAGCACTACTCGGGTGTTGGGCAGATCAAGTACCCATCGATGACCGTGTCTGATGTTCGCACTGAGATCGGGCAGCAAGTTGCCGTGGTCGACGTGGTGCTGAAGATCCCGGTCGGTGGTGGCCCTGCAATCTGCGAGGGCGATCTCGTGAAGGTGCTCAGCTCGAGCGCCGATCCGTCTCTCGCGGGCCGATGGTTCCGAGTCAAGGCTTGGCCGCAGTCGGGACAGGTCACTGCGCACCGATACCCGATCGAGGAGGTGTCATGAGCGATCTCGACAACCTGGTGCACGACCTCGGGAAGATCCCCACAAAGGCGCTCGAGAACGTGCGCACCGCGGTGGAGGTCTCTGCCCGGCATCTGAAGGATGACTGGCGAGACGCCGCGAAAGGCAACAACCCTGCTCACTCGAAGCAGTATCCATCGAGCATCAGCTACACGCTGCGGAACTGGCCGGGTGAGGCGTCAGCGCAGGTTGGGCCGGCGCTCGGCGGTCAAGGCTCGCTGGGCATTCTCGAGGAAGCAAACGGCGGGGTCGCTTCGGCGCCGCAGCGTAACTGGGAAGAGCCGCTGAGGGCCGCTGAGAAGGACTTCGCGGATGGTCTCGCGAAAGCGTTGGGAGATGCCTTTGGCTGATATCGCTGCA